TTTGACATGCCGGAGGCGCTGGTGTATGCCGTTCAGGCCATCAGCGCGGGCAGCAGCTTCCACTTTTCCGCGCCGGAACTGAACAGCGTGCCTGCCGGAAATTATCAGTTTACCCTGGGCACGGCGGTGCCCGCTGGCGGCCAGATTATGCTGGTAAAGAGCGGCACGGCCTGGAAAGTGACCACCTACGAAAGCGCCACCAGCACCACCGCGCTTGAAACCGTCAACTGTGTGGCAGGCAGCACCGGCACCGACCTGGGCAACATCACCGACGTTACCAACCCCCTGATGCACGCGGGCATTAAGGCCAGCGAAATCACGGAGGGCACGGCGCTGGTCATCAATCACGGCAGCTGCACCCAGTACGGCTACAACCGGTGGAGCCAGAGCGCGGTCCGCCAGTGGCTGAACAGCGCAGCCGCCGCCAATGAGTGGTGGACGCCGCAGAACGTCTTTGACAGGCCCCCGTCCTATGCCAGCCACCCCGGTTACCTGGCGGGCTTTGACATTGCCTTTGTATCCGCGCTGGGCGAAATCACCCACAGCACGGTGCTGAACACCGTGACGGATGGTGGCACCAGCGAAACGGTGACGGATAAGGTTTTCCTGCTGTCCCGCGCAGAAGTGGGTCTGGGCAATGAACACGCCGGGCAGGACGACGGCAGCGTCTACGAATTTTGGGACGGTGCCACCAACACGGACCGCATCAAGCTGCGCGGCACTTCCGCCGCCAACTGGTGGCTGCGCACCCCGTACAGCGGCTACGCCTACATCGTGCGCATCGTGCGCACCAGCGGCGCTCTCACCAGCTACGACGCGTACTACGCCAACGGCGTGGCCCCGGCTTGCGTCATCATGTAATCAATCAATCCGCACCGATAGGTGCGGAAGGGAGGAAACCGCCACCATGGCCGTGATTAAATCCAAACGGCAGGAAAACCCGCTGCAGGTGCTGGGCCTGGCGCTGGGCCTGGCCGTGCACACCCTGACGGTGTGCAAGAATGAAAGATTTTTCCCCAAGCGTGACCGGTGGATGCTGACCGCCGAAATTGTGCGCACCGCCCTGGGCATCTACATCCGGATCCGGAGAGCCAACCGGGTGCGCGTGGAGGAAATGGAAGACTATAACCGGCGCATGGCGCTGCAAGGCGAAGCCCTGGAATTGATCGACACCATGATGGGCCTGATCGACATAGCCGGGACCTTTTGCCACCTGCCCGGAAATAAACAGGAATACTGGACCGGACTGGCGCAGAATCTGGAAGCCAAGACACGGGACTGGCACCGGAGCGACAAGGTTAGACTGCGGCCCGGCAGCATCCAGGTGGACGCAGGCGGCCTGATGGTGGACACGGAAACCCTGGAACACACCCTCAAGCAGATCGGCGCGGACCTGGCGCAGCAATGTGCCGCCGCGTTTGCATCCTGCGGGCCGGGCGCTGTATAAGATTCCGCCGCCAACTGGTGGCTGCGCACCCCGAACAGCGGCAACGCCAACAACGTGCGCAACGTGAACACCAGCGGCGCTCTCAACAACAACAACGCGAACAACGCCAACGGCGTGGCCCCGGATTGTGTGTAGCGGCGCAGCAGATGAAGGGCCAGGCGGCCCGGATGCAGCGCCGTTTTAGGAGCATGGAGTAAGCGTCAGCCGAAACGAAGAACGAACACACACAAGGAGCGCCCGACCCGCCCGGCTATGCCGGGGAACAAAAGACCGCAAAACCGTTTGACGGCAGCGCCCTGGACCCTGATGCCAATGGCTGGTCTGCCTATACGCTACGGTGCGGCTACAATTTCATAATCATGGGCTATAAATACCGAAAGGCCATCCAATACGGCCAGCTGCGCAAGGCCCTGGGCAAGTGCTGCCGGAACGTGCGATGGAAACCCAGCGTGACCGGGTACGAACACAACGCGCAGAAAAACACCTACGCCCTGGCGGAAAAGCTGAAAAATGGCCGGTATAAGATCGACCAATACCAGCGCTTTCTGGTCTGGGAACCAAAGAAAAGGGAAATCGTGGCCACCAGGCTGAAAGACCGGCAATTCCAGCGCAGCCTGTGCGATAACGTGTTATATGACGCCATCACACGGCATTTTATCGCAGACGACTGCGCCTGCCTGCGCGGGCGCGGCGTGGACTATGCCCTGAACCGGATGACCTGCCACCTGGAAAGATTCTACCGGGAGCAGCGGGCAGCAGCCGGGAGCCCTGCGCCACCCTTCCAGGCAGACGGCTGGGTGCTGCAATGCGATATTCACCACTTCTTTGACAGCATCCCGCACGACGTGGCCAAGGCAGCCATTGCCAAGCGAGTGAAGGACCGGGAAGCCACCCGGCGCGTCTATGAAATCATTGACAGCTTTGGCGGCGACAAGGGCATCGGCCTGGGCAGCGAGGTCAGCCAGCTGGTGGCCCTGGCCGTGCTGGATGACCTGGACCACCTGATTAAAGAAAGGCTGCGCATCCGGCATTACATCCGGTATATGGATGACTTCATCCTGATACACCAGGACCGGGAAACCCTGCGGCAAGCCCTGGCTATTATCCGGGAGCACCTGGACGGGCTGGGCCTTGTCCTGAATGACAAGACCACCATGCACCCGCTGCGCCAGGGCGTGCATTTCCTGCACTGGCGCTTTATCCTGACCGATACGGGCAAGGTGGTGCGGAAGATCGACAAGCGGAAGATCCGCCGAGAGCGCAGGAAGCTGCGCAAGCTGAAAGGACTGGTGGATAGCGGACGGCTGACCATGGACCAGGTGCGGGACAATTTCCGCAGCTTCAAGGCCAACGTGCTGCGCGGGCATACCCGCAGCATTCTGATGCAGATGGACCAATACTATCAATCATTATTTGAGGAGGAACCGCCACATGGAAAACAAAAATATGGACGCCCTGACACAGGCCCGCGTGCTGCACGCTGCCGAAGTGGAGCACGCCAACGCGGTGGAGAACCTGGAAGCAGCCCTGCAGGAAGCCCTGGCAGCGGATGACATGGAAAGGGCCGCGCAGCTGGCCAGAGCCAAGCGTGACCGGCTGCTGCTGGACGTTGACGCCCACGGCAGCATCTACCGCATGGAACTGGAAGAACCCACCGGCACCAGCTTCAGTGCCTGGCTGCCTACCCTGAAAAAGCTGACCGGCACCTTCAGCGACGCCTGGGCAGAATACCGGCGCAAGCTGCTGGACGTGCCGCAGCAGGAGGGCTTCCCCGCCCAGATCGACTGGCCGGAAAAGCCCCAGGAGGAACGCAAGGAACCGCAGGAAGTGGCCGCCGTTGAGTAACCTTGAAATCATTGACAGGCTGTGCCGGATGCTGGACGACGCCCAGCAGATCATCCGGGAGCAAGCGCAGCTGCTGGCCATGCACGGAATTGAAACCAGCAGCGGCGACCTGGAAGAAAAACGCACACAGCTGCTAAAGGACATCGAGGGCAGCATATAACCACATAAATGCGACAACATACAGCCCCGGCCATGCGCCGGGGCTTTGCCTGTAAAAGGACGGTGAGAGCATGAACGAAAAAGCCAGCAAGGTGGTGGAAGCAGCCCGCAGCCAGCTGGGCGGTCCGTATGTATTCGGCGCATGGGGCAGCGAGTGCACCCCATCCATGCGCAGGAAATACGCCGGATATAATCCGCAATATGAGCCGAACATCCGCAAGGCGTGCCCCGTATTAAGCGGCAAGCAGAGCAGCTGCGAGGGCTGCAAGTGGAAGGGTGCCCTGGCATTTGACTGCCGTGGCTTTACCCACTGGGCCCTGCTGCAAGTGGGCATCAAGATCGACGGCGGCGGCGCGACCACACAGTACAACACCAAGGCCAACTGGACGCAGCGCGGCACCATCGACGCCATGCCCGACCTGGTGTGCTGCGTATTCAAGCAGAAGGACGGCAAGATGCAGCATACCGGCCTGCACATCGGCGGCGGCAAAATCATCCATTGCAGCACCACCGTGAAGGAAGGAAAAACCACGGACAAGGGCTGGACACACTACGCGGTGCCTGCCGGGCTGTACGACAGCCAGGAAACCACCACGGCAGAGCCCGTGAAGGTGCTGGCCACGCTGCGCAAGGGCAGCCAGGGCAGCGCTGTCAGCGCCCTGCAAACTATGCTGAACCGGCTGGGCTTTGACAGCGGGAAGGTGGACGGCATCTATGGCACCAAGACCATGGCAGCCGTGCGCAGCTTCCAGGAAGCCAACGGCCTGACCGTGGACGGCATTGCAGGGGAACAAACCCTGACCACCCTGGCCATCCGGGCAGCGACGCTGGACAGCGTGCCAGCCACGCCCGTGACCTATACCCTGACCATCAGCGGACTGGACGCCGACACGGCAGCCAGGCTGATGGCAGAATTTCCGCAGGCCGTGAAAGTATAAGCCTGCGCGTACATTGGAGGCACTATGTTAAACGAGAACGGCTGGCAGGTATTCCAGGGCGACGCCCTGCTGCGCCTGCGGGAACTGAAAGGCGCGGGCTTTAGCGCCATCATCAGCGACCCACCATACGCCAGCGGCGGCATGAGCATGAGCGAAAAGAGCCGCAGCACCCGCGAAAAGTACACCAGCTTTGGAGAACAGGGCAACCCATACCCAGACTTTAGCGGGGACGCCCTGGCGCAGAGAGCATGGACCAGCTACCTGCACGAACTGATGGTAGCCGCCCGCGCCTGCAGCAAGCCTGGGGCTGTGTGCGCCCTGTTCGTGGACTGGCGGCAGCTGCCCGCTTTAACAGATGCCATCCAATGGGCTGGCTGGGTATGGCGCGGCATTGCCGTCTGGGATAAGATGAACAGCCGCCCGCAGCTGGGGCGCTTCCGGCAGCAGTGCGAATACATCGTATGGGGCAGCAATGGGCCGTTACCTATTGAGCGCGGCATCGGCGTGCTGCCTGGCTTGTTTGCTTTTCCCAACGTGCCGCCGCAGGAAAGATGGCACCAGACGCAAAAGCCCCTGGACCTGATGAAGCAGGTGGTGCGCATCTGTGAGCCCGGCGGCGTGGTGTGTGACCCCTTCGCAGGAAGCGGCAGCACCATGCAGGCCGCCCTGGAAGAAGGGCGCAAGGCCGTGGGGATTGAACTGGAAGAACACAACGTGGCCATAATACGCAAGCGCCTGGCAGGCGTGCAGCAGCGGGTGGACATTGAGGAAACCAGCCAGCAGCTGACTATATTTTGATGGTACGCGCAGCACAAAGCGCAGGCCATAGATAGGAGGGAAAGGCATGGAAATCAAGGATTACATGAGCCTGGCAGCTGTGGTTTTATCCCTGGTGGCGCTGCTGATGAACAGCAGGAAAGACACCCGCACGGACGCCGCTGGCGCGGCCAAGATGGAGGCCAAGCTGGACAGCATCGGCAACGGCGTGGAAGACATCCGCGTGGAAATGCGGGCCATGCGCGAGAAGGTAAACGACCATGGCGAACGCCTGGCCAAAGTGGAAGCCAGGGCGGCCAGCAACACCCACCGCCTGGACGCCCTGGACGGGCGGAAGCAGCACCCGCCTGATAATAATAGCTGACTGACCAACTGAAAGGATGGGAAACCATGAAAGGCAATTTCAAAGTGTGGATCAAGGCTGCGGGCATCCGTGCCCTGAAAACCCTGGCCCAGAGCGCTGTGGCCGCCATTGGCACCACCGCAACCCTGGGCGGCGTGGACTGGAAGCTGGTGGCATCCACCGCAGCGCTGGCCGCTGTGCTGTCCCTGCTGACCAGCGTGGCGGGGCTGCCGGAGGTGGACAACGCTGCCAATGCCGTCCACGACTACGACTGACCCCGCCACCTGATCGTTCGGCATTGGCGGCGTGCAAGCCAAACACCTGGCGCGGATCACGCGCAAGCGGGATCCGCTGACTATTCAAAACACCGAACTATAACAGCCAAGATGCTGGGCACCGTTCACCTATGCGGGGAAACGGTGCCCGTTTTTTTTGCTTTGAGAGCCGTTTTTATTCCAGCAGACGGGGAAATGTATGGCCAGCAAAACGAAACAGGCGCACAGAGGCGCAGGCTGGCCAGCATTGGCGGCGGAGGCGGAGCCGACGCCGGACCATTTTATTGGCGTCTTTTTCATTTTTCGCAAGAAAAGCGCGGGTTTTAAGGGGAGCGGGTCACGCGGACATGGGAAAGCGCCGCGATTTTTTAAGAAATTGCAAGTGAAACGCTGCGATTGTTTGAAATACGCCGGACCTTTGCCCCCTCTTTACCCCATCCCCCCCTGGTCAAAAAATTTCAAGGCGGGAGATCGGACACCGGCAGAGGGCCAAGCGTTTACAGCGTGGACCATCTAAACTTTCAGGGGGGGCTTCCTTTTTCATTACAGAAAATAATTATTCCATTACAGTCTGAACAACATAACTGTAAGGGGCCCGTCCAGGTGGCGTTAATTAGAAGAATTTTTTTCAATTACAGATATTACAGAAATTACAGTTAATTTAACATGTACCCGCTATTTTCCCCGGCTGCCTTTTCTGTGTTCCTGCTGCCCAGGGTGGAAACTGGGGGAAACCCAGGGGGAAAATAAAACAAAGACCACAAGAAAACAACCAAACCACAACAGAAAAGCAGGATTGCAAAACATTAAGAAACGGAATATAATCTTATTCACCGGATGACGGGGGCTGAAAGTGGTTCGGGACCAAAAGGCCCCGGGTTCGAATCCCGGCACTTCGACATCTGAATGGTCCTGATTCATACGAGTCAGGACCATTCCTTTTTACCCGTATTGCAGCAAGCGGCACGCCGGCATTTGCCTTTTCCTTCTTCTTTTTCCAGCCGCACGGAAAGGTTGATTGC